GTTATCAACAAGTTTAATAACACCAACTTTACTTGCAGTAGTACCATCTTGATAATATAATGTATCTAATATTGCACTATCATACGGTATTTGTTGAATAGTACCATTAGTGTTTCTGAAAAAGTTTAAGTTAATCCACTGAGTACCATAAACTGCTTTTATCTTTTGATTAGTAGGAATAGTAGCTGAAGGCGTTAATTGAATTTGTGGATTACTAGGATCACCAATTAAATTAATTGTATAGAAAGTAGAGTTTACTTCAGTATAGTATCCACCTTCATAATTATTATCGTCTAATGGTGTGCCAGGAAATACAAAAGGATTACCACCATCTTCGTCAAACAAAGTTTGTCCGTAAAATTGATTTACATAACCATATTCATCTTCAACCCCAGTATCGTAAAACATAACAGTTAAGTTGTTTAATGATGTTACACCATCAATACCGCCTAACGTACTTACTAATGCGCCATTAACCTGACTAAAAGGTAGTGTAGATATAACATCAACTGTAGGGCCTGTTGGGAAATTATATTGGTCTAATGCATTTTTTTCAGGTACTTGAAATGTTATAACTCCATACTCTGCACCATTATTTGAAACTCCATAAACATCACGTGTTTGTAAATTAGGTTGAGTTGGACTATATCCAGTAACGCCCGGGGCACCCTGAATCCAAAATTGACTGTTTTGATTTACAGTAAAGGTATATGTACCACCACGCAATAATGTTAATGTTGGGTTAACTGTTCCTGTTGGTTCTATATTTGAAGAAATCAAATATGAGTCGGCTTGATTTTGTACTAAAAAGTTAACACTGTTATAGATAATGCTAGTAGAAATATTAACTGCAGGCGGACCTGCCGGTAACCAATAGTATTGATTAAAGTTAATAATTTTATCTAAATCAACAAAAGGATCCCATGAGTAGAATTGACTGTTAAACAATCTATCATTATTATCAGTTATGCCACCTTGAAGTTTTAATGCATCTAAAATGCCAGGATAGCTAATGAAGTCTTTTGCGTTTGTTTCACTTTGATTTGTAAAAACAACGCCAGGTTCTAACTGATAGTCTGTTCTTGTTTTCGTCGGTTCAGTTACATAATAATTATTTGGATTAACACCGTAACCAAACTTACTGCCTATATAACCTTGAATTTTTTTAGTATTAGGTTGTGACGTAAGCTGATCCAACGTTGCACTTAAGAATTGTGCATTGGTTGGTGTCTTAAATATTTCTGGTAGAAAATCTAATGTTCTAATTCTTGTAGCCATTTTTATTCTTTATTTTACTTGTAACTCAGCCGGTGTAAGCGCGGCAATCACAATAATATCTTGTGCTGTTGCGGCATTTACAAATATCTCGTAAGGCATACATTTAATTTCATACAAATCACCAAACGCTAATGTAGGATCATTTGGTACTAGTACACATGAACTTACATAATCACCAATATTGGTATGAATGTATGCACTTAACTCACTAAAATAGAATGTATCTCCGAAATTCCAATTACTAATATTAAAATAATTATTCATTTGTGTCAACACTGCACTTATAATTTCACTGTTACTTGCATTAGTTGTAGAGTTTGGAATAACTTTAATTGTTGCTTGTAATAGTGAATCTGCTTTAGGCCCAAACAAAGGCTTAAAGACTACATTATTTACTATAACGCTATCACTCAACATTTTGTAATCTTGCAATTGTGAATATTGAGTTGTTAATTCGTTAATTGTAGGTGGTGTTGGTTTAGGGATAGTATTAGTACTATCTTGAATATAATTTTGATATTGAGTATAATAAGACTGTGTTACTACATATAAATCAATAATGTTAGTTGTAGCAGGATCAATACGTGTGGTGTTGTTGCTATTATGGCGATATTGGAAATTTAATCCCTGACGTCCAATCTCAACACTATATTGATTTTGTTCTACTAAAACATAATAAGGTGTTATTACTGTAGGGTCTTGAACAGTAATATAAAATATATTATCGGTATACGCATAAAATAACTGTCCAACTGGATATTCATATTTTACAACTTCAATTTGTGATTGAGTAGCATATTGATAAGATACTCTAGTACTAGGAATTAAATCATAGCGTGTTAAATTGATTGCATCTTGAACTTGTTCAAAGAATGCATAAATGCCAATGTTGCTACCATTAGGAACATATCCGGTAACTTGATTAAAGAAGTCAGGGTTCTCAACGATTGAATTATTATTAACATCAATGCTTGCAATTTCTACTTCAAAGTCATCAATGTATCCGTCGCTCTCAACTGTTTGACCAATGATACTAGCTGTAACAGGAGTGCTTAATGGATAATTACTATCTGGTTGAGTATTGGTTTCTAAAACTTTAACAAAGTCTTGTAAAATTTTACCAGTGAAAGGATCATAAACTAATGCGCCAGTTTCAAATGTAAATCTGGTTTCTGATACGCTACCAAAGTAATATGCCAATGAACGATATGTAACTTGATAACGATTATACCCAATACTTTCAAAAAGTACAAACCAATTTGGATTAGTGTATAATTCTACACTCCATCTGTCTTGTGCAATCGTTAATGCATTATTAAACACTAGAGAAAAATTCTGTTGTAGTTCAAGTCTAGTAATACACTCTTGAATAACAGCATTAGATAATACGTTAGTGAATGATGGTAATACAACCGACAAGATAGCGCCTGTTGGGATAAAACCATTTAATGTGACAGGGCCAGTACCATTGCTAAAACTACCCTGACCATTATTGTATCCGTCACCTACAACATTTAAAACTGTAGTCCATATATATGTAGTATCTGATGGAGTAGCAATACCACTTACTAGTCTGTTGTTCTTGTCAAAATAATAACCAGCCGGTGCAACAAATTTTAACATTGCACCAGTTGTAATGTATTTTGCATTAGTTGTAGAGTATGTGCCAATTGGAATACTGGTATCTACGTTGTTGGTAATGTTATAAAAATAACCACTTAAACTACTTGCATCTACTGTACTTGTTTGCCAATACGCACTTGAATTAGTAGTGTCAGGTACGTATCCTGCGTTGTTACTAGTTGTAGGACCAATTATGTATCTATTATAATATTGAACATAATATTGCATTGCTCGGTTACCTGCTAATGCTGCCGCTAATGTTCCTGACAAGAATGTGATAATATCACCAACGTCATTGATGGTTAATAATGCATTACCTGGATTAGCATTTAACCAAATTCCTCCGTCACTAGCAAAATTATTACTACTGCTATATTTTCCTGTTGGGTCTAGTAAATCTAAATTTTTGCTTATACCAACGCTACTACGGTTAATTGCTTTTGATTTAATAATAGAACTATACAATGTATATGGGAAGTTATTATAATCTTCACCATTAACCATACGATTTTGCGTATAGTATCTGCTAGGGGCATTTAATTTAATCTGTGCAAGACTTTCACGTACTTGTGCATTTGACACTGGTAATTGTAGTGCCAATCCTACTGTCAATGTTTCAACACGACCCAATCTACTCACATAGCTAAATGTTACGCTAAGACCCTGCATTTCGTTTGGTTGAATGGTATATGTTAATGCATTTCCTGCACGAACGTATGCACGGAATGTTCCAACTGGAATTTGACTAAACACTCCGTCACCAAAAATATAACTTACTTGGTCATTGAACCTTGAGTTTACAGAAAAAATATTTCTTTTACTTGATTCTGTTTGCAAATATGCATCCGCATAAATGTTATCAACTTGTTGCCAATATCCATATGTGCCATTGTTAGTGTTAAGCTGATATAGCCAAGTATCAGTGTTGTTGATACCTTGAATATCAACGTTGACTACTTGGTTAGAAATTTGTTGCTGTAATGTAAAGTTATAACTTTGCAATGATCCTTGTTTAAAGTAAAAGAAGAATCCTGTGTTTGGACTACCATATCCCAATTTATCGTTACGATACAGCATATTAAATTGATTTGTTGGGGCAGGTGGAATTTCATAAATGTAATCAGTGCCAACACTTGTTACACTACATAATTCAAATCCCATAGTTATACCATTAACTGTGCTTGTAAAGGGTACGACTGGTAAACTTCCTGCAGGAATTTGAATGTTATATTCACTAGTAGTTACACCAAGAATATCTTGTAAGTTAGCTGGTCTACCAACTTGCTGTGCGTTTACTAAAGAAGCATTAATAATTGTGTTAAATTGTTGTAACCAATTCGGATTTGCCGGGTCATTCCAAAGTACAGGAACATTACTTAAATTAAAGCCGTTTAAGTCAGTGAGATTTTGAGTAGTTTGGATATTAACAACTTTTAAATACCCCTGTCCTGCTAAGTTACGCTTAGGAGTATAACTTACTAAGTTAGCTAATTTGATAACACTGTCTCTACGTTCGGCAGTATCAATAAAGTTTTCACGGGTATTTAAGTCATCACGGAAAGCAATACCCTGTCCCATGAACGCCATAACGTCCATTAATGCTATAAATTCACTGGATTCGATGTAGTCGTTATAAGTTTCAGGATAGTATAGACGTAGATAATCAATCATCGTCTTACGAAGTGTTTCGTAATCGTAGCTTCTAAAATCAGCCTGCTGGAAGGTTTGGTAGATAGCCTTCCAATCGTTTACCCCAAATAACCCTGATTGTCTTGAACTTGTAGCCATGTGAATTCTCTTTTAAGTATTTATCATACCTAAAAACCGCTGATTTTAACAATTACCTTAAAACTGCGGTATTAGTTGCGTTATTAAAAAACACATTTAGCATCTGTGCTTGATTGAAGGGGGCTATAGCTAATTCAACCTCAACTAAAATACCATTTTCTTGTGGATATGCTCTAACAAGGTTTAAAATTAATCTAGGGTCTAGGCTAGCTACTCTACGTATTTCATTTTCTAACTGAAATTGAACATCTGCTGTATTTGGCTCAAAAACAAAACTCCACAATGCAGTACCGTATTCAGGTTGTCCAACTTTCTCACCCTGTCGTATGTTTAATGCGTTTAGAAAATCTCTAATCACCAATGAACTATCAACTAGTCTAAAGCTATTCCCTGATGTGATTGGTTGTACCAATGATCCAGTGCCACCGTCAACCCCAGCATTGTATGTGCTAGAAGGCTTGCATGTGTTTATATCTTGTGTGTTAAATCCAATATAGTTAGGCATGATATATTTATTATTTTAAGTTACAGTGTTTAAGAGTTTTAATGCTCGTAGTTTAATTCGTTCACCTTCTTCCCAAGCATCACTATATGCTTGGTATGCGGCTGCAATTTCAGGAGTTCCTTCAGGTAAAGTATCTCTTAAATTGTGCCACTCAGTTTGTAGTTTGCGATATTCCGCAACTTTAGCTTTAAGTTCTACTTTTATTTCTTCTACCTGAGCAAATATTTCATCATTTTTCTTTTTCTTTGCTTCACGTTCGTCTTTAGATTTTTGTATTTCTGCACTATAATCTGGGATAGGTATTTTTGAACTACCCAATAC